GTGTTTTATACGCACCCGTTCCTTTAGCCATAGGACGTGCGCTTTCCAAAATACCCGAAGGCGGATCGACACTCGGTGTGTTTGGGGGCACAAAAGCAAAATCTTTCGAGGAAAGCAACAAAGAATTTCAACGTCTCAAAAATGAGGGTTTAGATGACCATCAAGCTTTTTCGGAAATGGAGCGACGCAACAAATCGAGTGAACCCTATTACCCAATATTTGCGGATGAAATAGAAGGCGATCTTAAGATGTTCATTCCTGATGAGGACGCCTCCTTAAAAATTAAAGGGAAGATGTTGTTTGGAATGCGCTCCCCGGAATTTGAACCGAGCGGCGCGACACGAACTTTTAACGAAAAAGACATAAAAAATATAAGCGGGCTTGTCATTCACGAAAACTTTGGGGGGACGCCCGGAGATTGGATAACAATAGCTACGCCGACCCAGTTACCCCCAAGTGTGAGACAAAATTTTGATAAGCGAGTTGGTGTACCGGGCTTAGAGGCCGAAGACGCGAGCACGACTTTAGAACAAATTTTGGATCATCCCAAATTATATCAAGAATATCCCGAGCTTAAAGGCTATCGGGTAGAAAGATACATGGACAAGGGCGAGGCTTCTTTTAATCCACGGACGAGAACGATAGCAGTTCGTTCTTATCCTAATACTCCATCAGGCCGGAAGGACTTCCAAAGCAGTTTATTACATGAAGTGCAACACGCCATTCAACGCATAGAAAAACAAACAGGCGGTACAAATCCTGATGCATTTAAAGACGACGATCACCGACGATTAGAAATAGAGACAGACAAAGCCGAAAAAGATTTAAACGTTATTTACAAATCCATGATTGCAGATGTTCTAGAAAAACAAGAAATGACCAAAAAAATGGTCGTTGACGAAGACGGCCCTTCCGAGTTTTCTCCGATGGGAAGAATTTCAATTGTTGATCTTGATGAGCAAGATCGTCGGGATTTTTTACGGGTTGCCCAGTCTTATATCGAAGGCAAAGTTTTAGGAACCCAAAAACCAGAAGATTTTGACGAACTTACAGAATCAGTGGCAAACACCTTTGGAGAGGAAGTTATTGTTTTGTTAGATCGGTACGCTGACAAAATGGCGCCCGGAGTAAAAAACTATGAAAATCTCAGGATAGAGCTTGCTCGCAAAGATAATGAAATTTTTGATTTATATTTTGCTAATCCAGGGGAGACAAATGCAAGATTAGCTGAACTATTTTTTACAGGCTTAAAAGAATACGACGAGTTTGACGCCACTAGAATGCCCGAGCAACTAGCGGATTATTTAGTTCAAGTCAGACCTGATGTTTTTGAAAAACGTCCCACTCCTTTTTTTGGAAAAAACGTCCCATTCCAAAAATTAAAAATAATAAAAGATCTTTCTGGACCAGAACTTCGCAAATTAGGGTCTCCAGACGATTTAAAACCTTTTGTTCGAGGAGGGTTGGCGCCTGATCGAAGTCAATTAAGAAAAAATTATCAAGCTGGAGCGGCGTCCTCAATCGACCTTAAAGGCACAGAAGACTCTTATTTATTTAGTAGGCTGCAATATCTCGAAGGAACTTTAAGAGAAAACCTGTCGCCAAAAAATCGTGCCAAAGCAGACGCCGAAAAAACATCAATAGAAATGGAATTGCGCCGCAGAAATAATCCAGAAAGTAAAGCTATGGGTGGTCCTGTGGGCGGTCTTGATGTATATTTCAATCAAATGCGGATGATGTAGGGGGTTAGATGTCTGAAATAGATACCCGACAAGGTAGCTTGATGGACCGTAATGTCCCGTCACAACTGGACGAAGAGGACCTGCAAGCTGAGATAGAGATCGAGCTTCCCGGATCGCAGAACGACGTCATGGCAATGATTGCCTCCGAAGATGTCGGCAGCATCGAGATCATTCCTGAAGAGGACGGCGGGGTCATCGTGGACTTTGATCCACAGGCAAAGCAGGGCACGGCAGTAGAATTTGACGCCAACCTTGCAGAGGAGATCCCGGACCGCGAACTTGGCCGCATTTCTTCTGAGCTGATGTCCGAGTTTGACGCCAATAAAGCCAGTCGTCAGGACTGGGAAGAGGCGTATGCCAACGGGCTCGAGTTGCTAGGGTTTACTTACGATGAGCGAACAGAGCCATTCCGAGGTGCCTCTGGGGTGACGCATCCTTTGTTAGCCGAAGCAGCAACGCAATTTCAGGCACAGGCGTTCAATGAGCTGTTACCTTCTTCGGGGCCCGTTCGAACGATCGTGATTGGCGAGGACACACCTGAAAAGAACAATCAAGCACAGCGCGTCAAGCAGTTTATGAACTATTATTTGACCAATATCATGGAGGAATACACCCCTGATATGGACCAAATGTTGTTTTATTTGCCGTTGGCGGGGTCAACTTTCAAAAAAACCTATTTTGATGAGGCCATGAACCGGGTTGTAAGCAAATTTGTGCCGGTTGAGAACTTGGTTGTCCCTTATGAGACCTCGGACCTCGAGACTTGCCCCAATATCACGCAAGTTGTGCGTATGTCTTTGAACGATTTACGCAAGAATCAGATATCTGGCTTCTACAGAGACGTGGAAGTCATGCCCGCACAGAAAGATTTGACCTCGGTGAACGAAGAAACCAACCGAATCGAGGGCGTTGAGCCGTCGCAGATCGATTATGACTGCACATTACTGGAATGCCACGTAGATTTGGACCTTGAAGGCTACGAAGACATGGATGAAGACGGGGATCCGACTGGAATCAAGGTACCTTACGTCGTAACTTTGTCTGCGGACAACGGTCAAGTGCTCTCAATACGTCGAAATTACGCTGAAGACGACGAAAATCGCAAAAAAATACAATATTTCACACATTTTAAGTTTTTACCGGGGTTCGGGTTCTACGGATTAGGGCTCATTCACACAATTGGGGGTTTGTCAAGGACCGCGACGGCAGCTTTACGTCAATTAATCGATGCAGGAACGCTATCTAACCTGCCAGCAGGGTTCAAAGCCCGTGGTCTACGGATCAGAGACGATGACGACCCTTTACAGCCCGGTGAGTTCAGGGACGTGGACGCACCCGGAGGAGCAATCAGAGACAGTTTGATGCCGTTGCCTTTCAAAGGTCCGGATGGGACTTTATTTAACCTTCTCGGCTTTGTGGTGCAAGCTGGACAGAGGTTTGCAACCATTACTGACCTCAAAGTAGGGGACGGTAATCAAACGGCAGCAGTGGGCACGACCATTGCGATGATGGAGCAGGGCTCGCGGGTCATGAGCGCCGTGCATAAACGTTTGCATTACGCCATGCGTAAAGAATTCAAGATACTTATGAGGGTGATGAGCGAGAGCTTGCCGCAAGAATACCCCTACGCGGTAGAGGGTGCGGATGCGACTGTCATGCGGGAAGACTTTGACGATCGTGTTGATGTGGTGCCGGTTAGCAATCCCAACGTATTCAGCCAATCTCAGCGTATCATGATGGCTCAGACCAAGTTGCAGCTCGCAGGAGCCGCGCCTGAGTTACACAATATGCCTGAGATATTCAGAGATATGTACGAGGCGCTGGGTATTACTGATGTCGATCGCATAATGAAATCGGTGCCCGAGACAGACCCCGTGCCGAAAGATCCGGTGCAGGAGAACATTGACGGTCTTGATATGTTGCCGATGGAGGCGTTCAGGGGGCAAAATCATGCCGCGCACATACAAGCGCACCTCAGTTTTGCAATCAGCCCGATGGTGGCTGGCAATCCTACGCTGGCAGCAAGTTTCCAGAAGCACATTATGCAGCACGTCAAGATGCAAGCGATGGAGCAAGCAGAAATCGCGGCGCAACAACAAGGTCAGAACATGGACATGGCGGCATTGATGGCGCAGTTCGAGGCCGAGGGTATGCAGATGCTGATACAGTTGACCAATCAGCTTACTGGGGCAGGACAACCCGACCCACTGGTTGCACTGAAACAACAAGAATTGCAGCTTAAAGCGCAGAAAGAACAGGCCGACACCCAGATTGATATGCAGAAACTGGGTCTTGAGCAACAAAATCAACAGATCAGGCAGGATCAGTTCCAGCAACGTCTTGCTTCTCAAGAGCGGCAAACGGGTGCTAGAATTGATGCCGCTTTCCAACGTGAACTTCTAAAGAAGGATGACTAATGGGTAAATCAGTTAAAGTAGACGGTAGTAAACCGGGCAACGGACCCAAGGCGGTCGAGTTTGCACAGATCGATAAGCAGGGTCGTGTGCCTTATGGCAAGACTGCCGACGTTAAAATACCTGGTGCGCTGAAGAAAATGAAAGCACGCGGCATGGGTGCGGCTGTTAAAGGCGGCGACTACATGGGTTATGAGTAGTGCCGCTTAAAAAAGGCAAAAGTCAGAAAACCATCAGCGATAATATTTCTAAGTTGATGGACGAAGGCTACAAGCAGAAACAGGCGATCGCGATTGCTTTGAACGAGGCGGGCAAGAAGAAAAAGGGGAAGAGAACATGACAGGCTTGTATTCTGGTCTCGGCAGCTTTGTACGACCGCAACGTATGCAAGACGGTGGACCCGCTCTGACTGATTTGCAAAGAAACGTTTTGGCAGAACAAGGTTTGACCGCCGCAGAAGCGCAAAACGCCGTCAGAATGATTATAGCGGGACAATCGAATATGTTGCCGGATAATCTAAAAAGTTTACTGAACACCGGCTATTTCAGAAGAGTGGGAGCTGCTTTTGACATGGTAGACGCTTCAGGGGCACCTATTACTTTGTCGGGCTCTACCGCCGTGGAGGGTGGTCGAACTTACCGACCAAGTGGAGAACAGTTACAACGCATGAGAGAGCTTGAAGAGGCTGCAAAACAAGATTACACCTTTGGCACTCCACCGGCAGGTACAGCACCCCCAGCAGGTACAGCACCCCCAGCGGGATATCAACGTTTTAATCTTATGTCTTATTTTGGTCCTGACGCGGCACCGATTGATTTTTCGTCAAGTTTTGAAAACGTTTTTGGACCTCCTCCTGTCAATCCCGGACAAGATTCTCCTGACTTTGGGCTCTTTACGATTGATACTCAAAATTACAATATGGCTAAAAACACTTGGAATTCCATGA